CTGGTCAGGACATCGGCAGAGGCTTGAAAACCGGGGCCAACTTCGCCCTCGAGTCGCTGCAGGTGCCGGACAGCTTCGCGGCGAGATTTGGCGTCGATGGATCGGTGGGCAAGGAGGTTGCAACCCGCTTCGGTGATGCCCTGGCGGGAGGGGTGACGGCCGCTGCCATCGGCACGATGCTCTTCGACGAGATCACCGCAAACGCAATGGCTATCGGCGGCGCCCTCGGTGGTGCTTTGGCTGGCCCTGTCGGCACGGTCATCGGCTCAATCACGGGCGCGGTAGCAAGTAAAATCCCGGTTCTCGGGGACGCCATTGATAACCTGTTCGGTGTCTCGGAGCAGAAGGAGACGAGAAACTTATTGACCGACGTGCGGGCCTTCGGCGGCGTCGAGGGGTACATCGAGCGCATTGGTGGCTTCGAGGGGGTTCGAGGCGATAGGGCTCGTCAGTTTCTCAACACTGACGAAGTTCAAAACGCTTTTCGCGATCTTGTCCGCGTGGAAGCCGGCGCAACTCGGGAGCAAGCCGAGGACGTTGTAGCCCTAATGAAGTCTGCCGCATCACGTTCCGGCGCGAGGGCGAGGGAAGGGGCCGAGGGAGAGCGCGACAGGGCACAGATGATCTTTCCCGACAAGGCGGCATTTCTCCCCTCGGAGGCCATTAGAAGCTCTGTGTCGGAAATCCAAAACGTGCTGGCCGCAATCGGATTCACCGATGAGCAGATTGCCGATTTGCAACTTGGATCTGCCGGGCCGGGTTCTGTGGTCGCTCCAGTAACACCCATAACCTCAATAGTCACCGAGCCCGACCCACATCCCAGCGGCGGCACTACATTCGAGGATTTTTTCCGCGAGTCAGATGTCGCACCGCAACGACGACGACTCAGCATCAGCGAGGGCCGGGACGCTCGATCCGCCGGGTATATGTCGATTTGGGCCGAGAACCTGGGCGCGACTCTCGGCAGCACCAAGGCCCGCAACATCTTCAACCTGATCGACTCTGCCGGGCAGGATCAGGGCGCCCGGCAGTATCTCAGCGAGTTCTACGACATCGTGGCGGCTCGAGGCTATCACGGCACAGTCAACCGCCCGACGACGATCCTGGCCGGCGAGCGTGGCCCCGAGCGGGTGGACATCACACCTGGGGGCGCGGGCTTTATGGGCGGCGCCAGCGGCAGCGGCGGTACCGTGGTTCACTTTAACGTCAACGTGCAGGCGCTGGACCCTCGAGGCGTGCGTGATCTGATGGAGGGCGAGGTCGGCGACATGCTAATCGAGCGCATCCGCGCATCTTCTGAGCGCGGAGAGACGGTCATCTATTCCAGCGGCGTGACTACCCCGCCGAGCGTGTGACATGGCTTTCCGCATCCTCTACGACCCGGCCTCCGATCTTTCGGCGGCTGTGATTTCGTCGAGCAGCGACGGCTCGAGCCATGCCGACAGCAACGCCGTCAAGGCGAGCGTCGGCAAGACGTGGCGCACCGATTCAGATACAGCGGAGTGGATCAAATGGGATCTCGTCGTCACGACAAAAAAGGTAGACTGTGTCACGATCCTGGCGCACAATCTGACCAAGGACGCCACAGTGACGTTTGAGGGTAACGCGTCGGACTCCTGGGGATCACCGACAGTCGACGAGACGATTGTGGGCTGGAACTACCAAACCAATGCGGCGAATACCGGGAAGGCGGCTTCCCTGGACAGCGACGGAAACGTGATCGACCGGATCACGCACTATTTCACGCAGGCAACGCTGCGCTACTGGCGGGTGACTATCGACGACCCGACGAATCCCGACACCTACATACAGATCGGCCGCGTCATGTTCGGGGAGTATTACGACACGACCCGCGACATCACGGCCGACCTGCGCGTCGAGACGCTCGACCCGAGTGAGGGGGTAAAGTCGCCGGGTACGGTTCAGGCCATTACCGAAAAGGCCGCATACAGGCGCATCCGCACCTCGTTTGCGTTCGTGACGCAAGCTGAAACCGACAAGTGGGGCGCAATTTTCAAGCGCATCGGCAACAACGACCCGGCTCTGATCTGCTGGGACACGTCGAGGGCGTCAATAGACTCGGCGTATGCCTACATGATCACGCCCCTCAACCTCGCCCATCAGTTCAGCAGCTTCTACGACATTGCCGCAATCGTGTGGGAAGAAAAAACGAGGTAGGCCGTGGCTCTTGACGTTACCAGATCGACCCGCGATTGGCATGTCCTGCTCGAGATCGCCCTCGACAGCGGTACGGTGCGGTATGCCGACGACGACTTGTCGATGAGCGACGGTTCGGCGTATGACGGCAGGATCGCCTCTATACCTGCTCTCCGGCTCTCTACGGGCGCCCTGCTCGATCCGCGACTCATATCTCCCTCGCTGACGATTGCCCTCCACGACGCCGACAGCACCGTCAGAGACAGCACGGATAGCGAGGAATGGGGCAATCGGGTCGTCACGATCAAGATCGGCCAGGGCACCACCATCGGGGACTACGAGACAGTGTTCACGGGCATTGTGCGATTTCCAAGCGGCATCGTGTGGGATGCTACCAGCCTGCGCTTCGGCGTGGACGATATTCGCAGCAAGGACAAGATCGCGCTGCCGGCCAATCGGCTCGATCCGGCCACGTACGCCAACATTGAGGCCAAGGCCAAATACCAACCGATCCCTTTGGTGTATGGGGATTGGCAGACCTCGGCAGGGGGCGGGGAAAAGCTGCCGGCGTATCAGATCGACTCGACGGCCGGCACTGGCGGCACATTCAAGATTGCAGACCACGCACTCAAGAGTATACAGAAGGTGTGGAACGACACGACCGACATCACCAGCAACTGCTCGCTCGACGCCGCCAATGCTCAGTTTACGATCACCACAGGCACATACGACACGGCAGCGAATACCGTGACGGTCAACGTCCAGGGCGCAACCGACAACGGCACCACTGGCGGCACGTTGCTGCAGTCGCTCCCCGACATCTTCGACGACCTTCTCCAGACGCACATGAGCGTGGCATCCGGCAGCATCGACGCGACGGCGCTGGCGGCATGGGAGGCCGAACTCGGCACGGGCGACTACGGCCGGCGGTGGATCGGCGCAGAGATCAGCAGTGACGACCTGATCCGCGACCTGCTGCTGGAGGGGTTCGCGGACATCACTATCGAGGACGGCAAGTACAAGCCGGTGTATCGCACCGTCAACGCCGCCAGCGGCTCGGACACCTACCTGTCAGCGCATATCAGGGAGCGCGGCGATACGACCAAGGATTTCACTGTGCAGCGCGATCCCGAGCGGATCTTCGCCAACGAGATCGTAGGTGACTACCGCTACGACCCTGCCGGCGGTGCGTATGCGGTGACATACAAAAAGCAGAACGCTTCGAGCATCGCCAACCTGGGCACGACGAAGCGGCGCCGGATGCAGTTCTCCTGGCTGTATGTGACGGCCGGCGCAGAGACGCGGATCAATCGTGAGGTGTTTCTGTTCTCCACTGAGCCGGAGGTGCCCACCATCGGCCTTGACGCCGAGGCGTTAATGAAGGGCACGACGGACCAGTTCCTCTTGACGCACGATAAGTTCACCGCCACGCCCATGCAGATCCGCACCCTCAGTCTCGATCTGCTGCGGAAGCGGGTGTCCGCAACGTGCTGGAATATGGCCCGCCTGGCTCCGGGCCGGTGGGTAGGCAGCACAGCACCGACATGGGCAGCCGCGACATACACAGAAAGGCTTGAAAGTGGATTCTGGACAAACGCCGCTGGCAGAGCAGACGCATCAGATGCCAACTCGACCGGATCTGTCTATTTCTAATGCTGTAGATCGGCCGCGCCTGGTGTCCGTAGCGTTCGACGCAGACAGCATCGACGTGGAGGACATCACGCCCTTCGCCGACGCTCCGAGCGACGTGCAACTCGAGATCCTGGCGGTGCGCCGCACGGTGGGGTCGCTGTTGTCGGCCCGCGAGGAGATGGATGCAATGGCTGACATCCATGAGGCCGACGCCGAGGAAGCACAGAGCAAGGTCGAGAGCGATGAGCGGCTGACGCCGATCCAGCGCAAGCATACGGCAGCGCAGGCTCGACGGTCGCGCATTATGGCAAAGCGGTGCCGTTTTCAGAAGCGGCAGAACGAACTCGAGATCATGGCCCACCTGGCGAGAAAACAGGGATAACACCGATGGCATGGACCGCATCACTTGACGTTTCGGTGGGTGACGCCACCAAAGAAACAGACTACGACCAGCTCGTCGCCAACGTGGAGTATCTGCAGACGCTGTCCAACGCGGAGCACAATTTCCACATCAGCACCGGCACAGGCTACCACAAGGCGATGACGGTGGCTGGCACTATGACGGTCGGCGCGAATACTGACGGCCACGACGTCAAGTTCTTTGGCAATGCTGACGGTTCCTATTTGCTCTGGGATGAGTCCGCAGATGACCTGATATTTACGAATGCCGGGATCGCTGTAGGATCTGATGCAACAGGTGACATCTACTATCGTGACGCCAGTGGCTTCTTGGAGAGGCTGGCAGCCTCTACTGATGGGCACGTACTGACAAGCACGGGAGCGGGAGCAGTTCCCGCCTGGGAAGCTGTCCCATCAAGTGGTCCAACCCTCACTGGCTCCACTGCGGAAACCATTTGCACAGTTACAGGTGCAAATGCCTTTCAAGGTGAAGCGAACCTGCGCTTTGACGGTTCTGAGCTGTATATCAACGATACCGAGAACGGTGGCGTGGCTACTGGTTTGACTATCAATCAGGGAGATGCCAACGACCATGTACTGACCTTCAAAAGCTCGATTGCTAACGGCTTTCTAACCACGGTAAATCCGACAGGAACTCAACAGACGGCAGAAACAGATGACTTCGCCACTTTTAGCATGGTGACTGCTGACGGCGGCGGCTTACATATCCAGAGTATACAAAATGAAAGCACCGGCCGGGCCATGATTATTGCCTCTCATGGCGGCACGGCCTCGGCTACAAAAGCAAGTAATGCTGACGTTCTTATGACTATGTATGCTGGGGAACACGATGGTTCAGGTAATTCTCGGAATGTGACTGCAAACGGCAACGTGTTTGGTGTAGGTTGTCGCCGGGCTGCAGGAAACAAGATAGTTTTTATCGTTGACGAAGATGGGGATCTGCATTCCGATGCTTCTGCTACGGTTGGGACTTATGACCACGAACCTGATGCACTGATGATGCGAGCAGGACGCCACGGTCTTCTCAACGGTGGTGCGCCCTTATGGTTGAATGCGGCCCCCGAGGAAGTTCGGCGGATGCAGGATGTTCTTGAAGAAAATGAAGTTATCACATGGAATCGGAAGGAAGATGGCGGCGACGGTATCCCGTTTCT